CCTTGAAAAGCTTCTTGGAATCTTCTTTATATTTATCTATGCATTTTTCGTGACTTTCTAAAATAACCTTTAACTGTTTTGCCCCAAAATCAACCTCAAATTCAGGATAATAATATCCATACTCTTGTATCATAGAAGAATTGTGAACTAGCGGTAAACCTAAATATAATGATTCGAAATATAAATAATTCAACTCGCTATAAGATTGATGTGTTATTATTATTTCTCCAAACTTACTAACAGCATCAGCGAATCCCCATTTATTATTAAAAAAACAAAAATTATCCTTATTTACAATCCTCATATTCTTCATTAATTTATTAAAAAAGGGCCTCTTCCTTAAATGCTCGCACGAAAATATATTCACAGATTTAAGTTCACCGGGAAAGAGTTTATCAAAAGTCTCGCATATATTAATGGGAATTATGCAATTCTTAATGTGAGATATATTTGGCTCGAAAACGCAAGCTGAGTATTGGTCTTTTTTTTGAAAAAATGGATTAAATCCCTTCGATTTTATCACCTTAACCTTATCCTCCAAAAAGAATGAATCCCATATATAAGGGACCTCAACGATATTGTCTATTTCGTAGTAAGAAGATAAATAGCTTTTAGAAAAATTGTGATGAGGGTATACCCATACAGCATCGATATATTTTGTTTTTGCTATAGGTTCCTTTCTTGTCTCGGGGAAAGATATTGCGTAATGGATATCATCCATCAGTTTATTCCCAAAATGCACAAATATAATTTTCATACCAGAATTCCTAGATTTCAACCGCTCATACATATCTGGAAGCAAATTAAATCCAGCGATAAGTAGAACATCAAAACTTTCGCTATCATCCCTCATCACATCATCAAGCAATAACCCTTTATGCCTCTTATTTAGCGCAGAAGAAGGTTGCTTATTGGTTATGTAAAAACAGGAGAATCCAGCCCTCTCTAACACACTATAGAGAAAAACAATATTTTGCTGCATCCCATTTGCCCAGAAAGATATGGACATATCTAAAGTTATACCTATTTTCACGATAAAAGCTTTTTGTACCTATCTATTACGGATAAGTTTTCGGGAGAATACTTAGTTAAAATTTTCTCTGATTTAGTTCTATACTCCTCTAAGTTATAATCGTGATTACTTAATGCATTATGCAATGCCTTAGAGCCACCATTTATATCATAATCTGAATAATAATATCCAGCATCTTTTATAAATTCTGAATTATGAACCAAAGGTATACCTAAATACAAAGATTCTAAATATGTATAATTTAAGGCGTTCAACAATTGATGCGAAACAACAACATTGCAATCTCTTGCGAAAATTTTACTAATTTTAGACCTTTGTGCAAACTCTATTTTGCCAGCCTTCGTTATATCAAGATTCCACATTAATGTTTTGAAATATTTTTTATTCATTAATTTAGTAGAACAGTAAACGCTAACCATATCAATGCAATCACCAAAATCTCTAAAAGTTTTATCCGCAATCATGATCGAAGGAAGGCAGTGCTTGGTTATATTTAAATTGGGCTCAAGAATTGCTATATTCTTCTCGCTGCCCGGCTCATAAAAGCACGAAAAGCCTTGATTGTTCCAAGCCTTCTCGTGTATATTTAAATATTTAGGAGACCATATATACGGCAATTCAAAAACATTTTCTGTTTTATAATACGCCTTAAAATAATTAAAAGAAAACCCATAATGAGGGGAGATCCAAACCTGGTCAACTAGATATGGAGCGATTGCTACATGAGTATCCCAGGAGCACCTTTCTACGTCCGCTAGTAAAGAGTTTCCGTACAAAACGTGAACATTCCTACATGCAGGCTTTCTGCTTTTTATGTAATCAATAATCTCGCTATCTAAGCTCCACCCGCATTGAAGAATGAAATCTAGATCATTAGAGTATTCCAAGATTTCCATTTTCTCAAGTATAAGTATACCTGAAGGGGGGTCAATACATTCATCAATACCATGATCTACGCAAATCATTGGGTTATGCCCGAGTTTTTTTAGTAATTCAGCTAAGAATACGATATTCTGTTGCAGTCCATTGCAAAAAATCCCATTCTTAAATGAAGCGGTTAAGACAATATTCATATAAGCTACTTTACACAAATATTAATCTTTATGAATGGAAATATCTAAATAGTTACCTGTTTCTAAAATTTTATCAGAAAATGCCACATTAAAACCAGTTGAGGATACATTAAATGTGGAATGAATATAAAAGAAGTCTGACTCTTCGTTCACTCTCATGCCAACCATTACCTGCGGCGGACTCGAATAACTGGAAGAGTCGCCTATATTAGAATAATCATAAGATAAAGTGTCTACTCCAGTTGGTATGATTAACGAAGTTGAGAAAGTTCTCTGGGCCTGTATGGCATCGTTTAAACTTTGTCCTAACTTCCTAACTTTAGCCCAGTCTTGAGTATTATTCTCTCCTGTCTTTTCATATATATCATTAGTATCTATGTCTATATAATGAGAACCTACAACCCCTGCCGCCTTAGCGCTACCAGAAGGTGGTCCGGAGTCACTAATTAAAGGCTTCCTGATGCCTAAATTAGCATTTACGAAAGTTTCGAAAGCTCCCACCCCTTAATCCCCCTTCTTACTATAATACAAAAGCGCTGCTGAGTACAAATCTAACTCATGCTGAGCAGACAACTCCCTAATCTCGCTTTTTGAGTTAAGTGACTCTATATGATCTGGATCTCTTATGCACGCAAAAAGCTTTTCTTCCCAATCCTCCCTGGGCTCGGATATAATAACCGACTGACACAACTCATCTATCATATTCTTCTCTGCCCTTTTAAGCCTTTTTTTCTTCAATTTATTCCTCATCTCTGAATAACCACTCTGCCTTAAAGACTCTGTTGAGTAAATAATATTCTGTAAATTCTCTCTAGAAAATAAATTTAACTCAGAACTATTTGACTCTTGAGGTATACCTGAAGAACCTGTTGGTCTACCCACTTCTTTTTTAATCTCGCTCCCCTCTTCGCCACCCCGAACTTCTTCGCTGGAAACCATTGGAACGCCACCAACAATGGGGTTATACATACCAGACTTCCTCTCATTGATATAATCCTCTTGAGCTTGCTTCATTTCTTCGGGCTTAGGATAATGACCTTTTTCTAGAACATCCATACCTTGTCCTGGGGTCAGTATACCTAACTCCATAAGTCTGGTAGCAACTCTCTGTAGTTGAACCTCGTCCTTTATATCAGTCTGTTCAAATTTAACTTTTGGGTACTTCCTGAATCCTAAATTCTGGCAAACCATCTTAACTTGAGGTTGAAGGAAATCGTAAATAAAAGCGTTTCGAGATTCCTCTAGTCTTTCTAGGAAAATTTTAGCCTTAACTTGCGTATTGCTATACCTTTCATCGCCAACTATAACATTCTGTAAACCCTCCTTTATATCGTTATTAATAACCTCGTATTTACTCGGGCCAACAACCTTGCTGATATCGGGAATTACAAAAGAAGCTTTGGTGGTGTAGTCGCTAACTAAGACCCTACCAACACTTTCGTTTTTAAATAAACTCTGCATTGCCTCCATATTCCTAGGGTTAATTCCGCCCTTATCTGGTTCCGCGCCCATTGTTATTAATAATATGACGTTCTCTATTGTCCTGCATATAGCTTGATCGATCTGCTTCAATTCAAGCTTGAAATTAATGTCATCCAGAACGGGGTAGCCGAACGGAATCGCAAAAGGTTCATAATCTTGCTTCTTGTAAAATGAGTATACCAATAAGCCTGGGTCAAGTTTAATCCTTATTCCATCGGAGTTAAATTTTCCTGTTTTGATTTTTTCTTTAGTTTGGTCATCTAAAGACTCAAATACCTGTATATCATAATCTGTTTTTGGGTTTCTTAATCTCTCTATATCATATTCTGAAAGAATTTTCTCATAAAGACTAGTCTCAAAAGAGGAGCCTTTGCTAGCTACAACATCATAAGGATTTAGCAAAATATATCTCAATGGTAAGTTACCCGACTTTAAAGCTAAACTTGAGCCGTATACTTTCGTAAGCCTATCAAAATCTGTTTGCGAGAATTTTCCATCAACTCTGTATAAAAATATATTTCCACTTCTGTAATATTCCCTAAAGTATTGGTCTTTCAAATTCCATAATTTAATTTTATCAAACCACTTGTATATAAAATCTCTAGACTTTTGAGTCCCACCTTCTAGATAAATATTAGAATTAGCAAACTCTGACATCACGTCAATAGCATTCCTAAATACAGATATATTCGCATAAGCCTTTTGGCACAACTCTATAGAATCCCTAACATTAACTCCATCCGATCCATAATTATATGGAAGCATACCTCCGGATATGTGAGAAAACCTAAATTTCTTATCAGCTTTATGAGTAGAATTCCTCCTAGACACAAATTCTTCTGACTTAGAAGAACTTCTATTATAACTAGCCTTAGACTCAGCGTAGTAAGGCTCTCCATGAGAACTGGGAGCAACTTCTTGTGATTTTATAAAATCGCTAATATCTTTTGAATTGGCTTTATTAAACTTATCCCAATAGTTCGAGCGTTTTACGTATTTTCTTTTACTCATCTATTATGGTACACAAAAGTCAAAGTAAAGTCTAATAAAAGTCTAAAGTCAACTTTGGGCTTTTTGGAAAAACTGAGTAGTGTATACTTTTGTATGTCAGATGAAAAGAAAAAAATATGTATAGTTCACACAAATCACGGCGAAATGATTGGGGAAATACTAAACCAATACGAAGAAATTGGGGGGGCGCACGATGGAGCTGTATTTGCTGTAATAAGCCTACAGAATGGACAAACTATAACTGTAAAATTATCAGAATATTTTGACTAATAGGTGTAATCTTAAATTAATACCTAAAATTAACATTCAACACCTTTAAATATGATTTTTGCAATAACAACATTGATTTCGGCTTTAAGTATTTCATTAATAGCCGCCTATTTTAGCATAATCGGACTTGCCACAATATTCCCGGGTTCTATGTACGCAGTAATAGCTATGGGCTCTGTGCTAGAAGTGGGTAAAATAATAGCCTCGATATGGCTCCACAGGAACTGGAAATCTGCCCCAAGATTAATTAAATTCTATTTATTCTCAGCAATATTAGTACTAATGGGCATAACAAGCATGGGTATTTTTGGATTTTTATCAAAATCTCATATTGAACATGAGCAAACCGCGGAAAAATCAAAAGCGCTAGTTGCTCAAATTGAAAATAAAATAGAAAGAAAAAACGAATATATAAAAAGGCAAAAAGAATTAATTCAAAAAAAAGAGGCGAGCTCCGAAAATCTAGGAGACAAAACCGCAGAAAACATAAAGATTGAGCAAGAAAAAATAGAACAACTTTCATCTCAATTAGAAAAAGATATAGAGATTGACAACAAAATTATCGCATCGCTAAATAATAGACTATCTCAATTAAATGAAGATTTAGATAAGATAAAAAATAAATCAGGCGGACTATTCTCAAGCAAGAAAAAAGATTTAGAAGCAAAAATTCTAGAACAAAAACTTGAAAGAGAAAGCTTGACATCTAAAATTAATGCGGCAGACTTAAGAATATCGAAACACAGAGAAGAGACCTCAGACCTTATATCAAAAATAAGAGAAAGGGTGCAAGAATATCAATCTATAGGATTTGAGAGGCCTGGAGATTCTGAGTCGAAAGTTCAAGTTTATAACGAAAACATAAGTAAGACCTTAGATGAAATCGACGAACTAGAACAAGAAAAGTTTAATCATAACGACGGAGCAAGGCAGCTTGAAGCGGAAGTTGGTCCAATAAAATATGTGGCCGAGCTCATATCTGATTTCACAGGAATGCAATTCGACGTAGGAAAAGCTGTTAGAATAGTAATAATAATATTAATTTTTGTTTTTGACCCACTTGCAATTCTTTTAGTTTTGGCTGCGCACATTAGTTTATCAAGGCGATTTCCAAAATTTACCATCAGTGAAAAAGAAGCCATCAAGAAACAGTCGGAATTAGAAATAACAAAAAAAATACTAAACCAAGAAGAGTCTGATATTGAGGAGAGAAAAAAAGATATCAAACAAGAGAATGAGATAATAGAACTGCAAGAAGATCAAATCAAAAAATACAAAGAAAAGATATCAGAAAATAAAGAGGTATTAAGAAAATTGAAGTTAAAATCTGAAAAAGAAATTTTAGAAAAAGAAGATACTTCTGAAATTTTATCAGAAATCAAGTCCCTCGAAGATCAAAAGCTTAATATCAAAAAAGATATAGAATATATTAAAGCTGAAAAACTAAACATTCTAAATAGGGCGGAAGAAGCGATTAAGAGCGCTGGTGAAATAAAAGAAGTTTTCCAAAAACATGAAAAAAGCAAAAATATAATAGAGTCAATAAAGTCTGAAATGCTAGCGAACACAAACAGGTTTAGATCTATAAAAGACCAGATCTCAGAAATAGAGTCTGAAAACAAAAGGTTAAAAAACCGCCAAGAACCTGATCCGAATCCAGCCCTTAAAAATAAAATATCCCAACTCATAGACCAAAAGAATCAACTACTGGAAGAAAATATAGAATTAAAAAATAAAAAAATATTTCTAATAAAAATAGAAAAAACTGGATCAAATACATTTATATTAAAAATACCTTGCAAAACTAAAGGCTTTCACCAGTATACAAAGCTAGAAGACTATACCCGAGAACAGATTGATCTGTTTGCAAAGATAAGCGGAGAACTTGAGTCAAACCACTCAGACTTAAACCCCGAAGCGATGCAAAACACCTACATTTTAAAAATAAAAAAAATTATCGATCAAAGGATGGATAACTCTAAATATAGAACATTTGCACCGGATTACAAATTTATTGCTTGACTTTGCTCCTGTTTTACCCTAAAATATCTGGGTGAAGAAAATAAATAAGAAAAACTTAATTAAAAGATTAGTAGTTGAGCCAAAAAAAGAAAAAAGATTTTTCTGGGCTCGAGAAATGAAGCTTTTAAATTCTCTTATTGAAATTTTTCCTAATTTAGGCTTCTGGGAGAAAGTTAGAATACGCAAAGTTCCATCTTTAGCGGTTATAAGATCCGAAAAAGGTTTGTTTATTCTTAGAAGAAAGTATAGAGAATTCAATTACAAAATACCCGAAAAACAAGAAATTATTCTGAAGGAAAAAACCGGTAGAGATAAGATCTTATCGAAAAAGGCAAAAACAATACGACAATTTATAGATGACTAAAATAAAAGAAATAAAAACAACAGATCAGATTACAAAATTCCTCGAGGATAAAGATAATAAAAAATATCATTACAATTTTCATGATAGCGAAGATTATAAAATCTCTAGCGGGAGCCTAAATTTAGACATAGCGCTAGGAGGAGGTCTACCCAGTGGCGCCCATAGGTTTACGGGCATAAACGAAGGAGGAAAGACGAGTTGTGCAATGGCCTTCGCAAGAAACTTTCAAAAACATTTTCATAAAAACGGAATGATAATCTACATTAAAAGCGAAGGAAGATTTAGTCCAGAAATGATAGAGAGGTCCGGAATTGACACTAACCCTGAAAAATTCTTCGTCTTCGATTGTAATATCTTTGAAAAAGTTTTTGAGCTGATCAGGGAACTTGTGTTCAATAATGAAGACGACAAGAAATACATGTTTATCATCGATAGCGTCGATGCTTTATGTCGAATTGGTGATATAGACAAACCTTTTGCGGAATCCGAGCAAGTTGCAGGGGGAGCGCTAATAACTTCTGTTTTTTTAAAGAAAATGGTCTTACCGATAACAAAAATGGGTCACACAATGATACTAACAAGCCAAGTTAGAGTTGAAGTGGCAACAAACCCTTACGCCTCAAGAGGTGGGCCAAAAACAAAGGAAGCTGGAGGTAATGCCGTAAAGCATTACGCAAACTTCATTCTTGAGTTTCAAGAAAGATACACTTCTGATATGATGTTTAAAAATCCTACTGCCACCACTCTAGAAGCCAAAGGTGAGCCTATAGGGCATTATTGTAAGATAAAATTCAGAAAAAGCGTTAACGAAAGAACTGGCTCAACTGTGAGGTACCCAATAAAGTACGGACAAAAATGTGGTAAATCCATCTGGAGGGCCAGGGAAATTATAGACATGCTTTATTTATTCAACTTAATACAAAAAAAGGGAGCATGGATATCTGTTTCAGAAGATTTAATAAAAGAATTAAAAGAAAAAGGTCTAGAGATAAATGAAAAGTTTCAAGGAGAGCAAAGAGTTATAGATTTCCTGGAAGATAATGAAGAGCTGTCTAGCTTCCTTTATGAGGATTTTAAAAAATTAACTAATGCGCTTTAAAACCTTAACCGGAGCAGAAAGAACAGTAAAAAAGTCTAAAAAATTCTTAATAGACTGGGACGGCAAGAGTAGGAGTAAAATACAGTTTAATACGAAGCAGTTTTTAAAAAAATATTGGATTAAGCATATAGTCTTTGAAGAGTTTCCTATTGCAGGGACCAAGCTATCTCTTGATTTTTATAATGCTAATAAAAAAATAGCGATAGAAGTTCAAGGGCAACAACACACGAGGTATGTACCATTTTTTCATGGAGGCAATAAAATTAACTATATAAATCAACTCAGAAGAGACTCTGATAAACTTAGATTTTGCGAACTCAACGGCATCCACTTGGTAGAGGTGTATAAAGAAAGCGAGCTTGATGAAGAAATATTTAAAACTTTTGGTGTTAATCTTTAATTGGTGTATAATATATTATGAGCGAAGATTTTATTGATCCAGAAAACTTATCTAAATTCTCTCTCCCAGAGAGCATTATATCCCAACTCTTTGAGTTGACTGGATCAGGACAAGGGGATAGCGGTTTCATATTGTCTTATGTCAACCAAGATGGAATACCGTCGATTATAACAAAAACTAATTCTGCGATCATAGAACTAGGGTTACGTCAATCCCTGACGCAGTACATTGAGCAGCTCTCCGCGCAAGAGATAGAACTAAATTTCCCCAAAGACTTAGGCGACGAAGAAAACCCTTGACTTTAAAGGTTGTTTATGATATTATGGAATAATGATATATTCCTACGAATTAGAACAACACTTAATAGCTGGATTAATAAAGTTCCCTGAGACATATCCATTAATTGCAGCATTCATAGAAGACAAAGACTTTTTTGACAAAAACTCCATAGTAAATAAAACAATTTATTGCGTCCTAAGGCAGTCTTTAGAATCTTCAGAAATTTTAGATGAAGTTTTATTATCTCAAAGAGTTCAGTCATTAAATATTTCCTTTGAGGATAATATAAATATATCGGATTACATCAAAGCTTTATCTATGAGGCAAATCTCAAAAGACGGAGTAATCAAAGCCGCCAAGGAACTAAAAAAAATTACTGTAAGAAGAGAAATACATGACGCATCAATTGATGTTGCCAAAAATATGAAATCTATCTCCTCTGGCGCATCATTTGACGATATAGTTAGCGAGGCGGATAAAATATATAACGATAAAATTAATTTATACGAAATAGGCTCAAATCAACCCGAAAATTTATTCGATGAAATGGAAGATTTTATTGAAGAAAGAGGAAATAACCCAATAACCCAATTTGGTCTAATGGGTCCTCATCAGAGAGTTAATGAATTATATGGATCTCTTTTAAGGCCTGGCAACATAACGGTTGTTGTAGCTCGCGCAGGAGTTGGTAAAACACAATTCTGTATGGACTTTTGTACTAAAGTATCAGCAAGAAACAATAATGTTCCAATCCTACACTTCGACAACGGAGAAATGAGCAAAGAGGAATTGATTATACGCCAATGCTCAGCTTTATCTGGGGTGCCTATGAATTTACTAGAAACCGGAAGATGGAGGCAGGCAGGGGAAGAAGTAATAAATAAAGTTAGGGAAACGTGGAAGAAAATAAAAAATTTTAAATTCTACTACTATAATGTAGCCGGACACTCGGTTGACAGCATGCTAAATATAATTAGAAGGTTCTACTTTTCCGAAATAGGTAGAGGAAAAGAAATGATATTTAGTTTTGATTATATTAAAACTAGTTACGAAAGACAAAATGGGGTGAGTTCATGGGAGACGGTCGGAAGAATGGTTGATAAGTTTAAGCAGCTCATTCAAAAAGAGTTGTGCTTTAATGAAGGCCCTGTAGTATCAATGCTAACGAGCGTCCAGAGTAACAGGTTGGGGATTACAAATAACAGGAACTCGGACAACGTGGTTGACGATGAAAGCATAGTCTCTTTATCCGATCAAATAACCCAGTTTTGCTCTCATCTTTTTTTGCTTAGGCAAAAGACAATGGATGAAATTCAGTCTGAGGCGGAAGGTTTTGGGACCCACAAATTCATATGCTTGAAATACAGATGGCTCGGCGAAAACGTTCATAGAGCCCTTCAGCCAATCGAAATGCCAGATGGAACAAAAAGAAAAAATTACATAAACCTACATATGGAGAACTTTAACATAGAAGAGAGGGGTGACCTTCAAGATTGTGTATCCCACATGGAGTCAGAAGGGGTTGAAGCGGTTCAAGGCTTTATGGAAGAGTTGCCGAATATATGATATCTCAAGAAAAAATCAAAGATTGCTTACTTAATCTTGGATACAAACTGCAAGATAGAGGTTCGTATTGGCAAACTAATGCTGTATTCAGGAATGGCGATAACAAAACAGCAATACAAATATACAAAAATACAGGGGTCTGGAAAGATCATGTAGAAAACAGCCCATTCTCTCCCTTAAAAAGGCTTGTAGAAATTACACTAGGAACCAACGACCCCAATCAATTGTCGAAATTCCTTGAAGAAGAAGATTTGGGATTAAATTATAACAAAGTTAACTATTCAGAAAAAATAGAAATGGAAGAAATATACCCAGAAGATTGCCTTAAAAAACTACTACCTCATTATAAATTCTATAATGATAAAGGTATTGACTCAGAAATACTTCAATCACTTAAAGGTGGATACGCCACAAGTGGAAAATTAAATAGTAGATTTATTTTCCCAATTTACAATCAATATAATCAAATATATGGCTTCTCCGGTAGAGATATGGCGTCTTACGGAAATAGACCGAAATGGAAGCATATAGGCAGAAAAAAGAATTGGGTTTATCCCTTATATGTAAACGAAGAATTTAAAAAATCTATAGAAGATTCTGGAGAAATTATCTTCGTAGAAAGTATTGGAGACCTCCTAAACTTAAATCAATATGGGTACAAGAATGTCCTAGTTACATTTGGCCTTGATATATCCACAAAATTGATTTGCGCAACTTTATCCTTGAATGTGAAAAGAATAATAATATCCTTAAATAACGACCAAAATTCTCCTGAAAATAGAGGGTTAAATGCTAGTATAAAAAATTACCTCAAGCTTTTAAATTATTACAACCCAGATAAGATCTCCATCTGCCTTCCGACAAAAAAAGATTTTGGAGACATGACTTCATCCGACTTTAAAAATTGGAATAAAAAATTAAAAAATCTCAATACAAAAAATCAACAAAATTTTATAATAGATAAGGTAAACGAAATAAGTAAATCTTTACCGAAGTCTCTTTTAAAAAATAAAAAAATAATAAATAATGAGTGAAATAACAAAACTTTCCGCAAGTAGAATAAAAACTGCGCAAACATGCAGTTGGACCTATTGGTGCAATTACAAACTAAAACTGCCTGATTCTGGTAATGATGGATCGAGTAGGGGAACAATATGTCACAATGTATTTGAACTTTTGGGAGACAAACATAAAAGAGAATTTAATAAAATAATCAAAGAGGGCACTATATGGAATACGAGCGTTGTAGCTAAGCAAGTAAAACAGGAAGCTATTGAATTAAATGTTAATAACCAAGAAAACCTTGACCTAATAGATGAAATGATCGTAAATGGATTAAGATGTGATTTTTTTGGGGACTCTGAAGAAAGTCCTGTCCTAGCGGAATCTGAAAGATTTTTTGATCTGGAAATAAACAAGCCAGAGAATGGAATAAGGTATGCTATTAGGGGTTACATCGATAAACTTTTCGTTTATAAAGATAATTCTGTGATTATTCGAGACTTCAAGAGTAGCAAGTCAGTATTTAAAGGGAAAGAAATCACAGACAATTTGCAAAACTTAATCTACAGTCTAGCCGTTAAGCATTTGATGCCGGAAACGGAACCTAGGTCTGAGTTTTTGTTTTTAAGATTTGATCTAGATCGCGACCTATTAGGTAACACAGGCAAAGGTTTCATTAAAATGGACAAAATAAGCGCAAAAGAGCTTGATGGTTTTGAGTATCAATTAACTCAATTTCAGAATTACCTCGACAATTTTAGTGAAGATTCCGCAAGGAGTAATCTTGCAGCGAACCAAGACTACCCAAAAGATGGGACGTTTGGAGGGCCTTTAGCATGCGGAAAAGATGGTTATAAAATATCTAGAGGTCAACCTGTTCTTGATAAAAATGGAGATCCAATCAAGGCATTCATCTGCCCATTCAGAAAGCCTAGAGAATATTACGCCCTAATAGACCAAGCAGGAAACGTAAAAAAAACTGCATTCCCAGAAAATAAAGATGAATTAATTATTGAAGATGGAACTAAAGTTTTTAAAATGAAATATGAAGGTTGTCCCCACTGGCAAAATAAAAAAGTTTTAGATGATTTCCTCGACTAAGAAATATACAGCAGCAGGGTTAGTAGCTCAACTCGGAAATCTTGTTTTGCTTGGGAAAAGGTCGTCGAAGTGCCTTAACCTTCCCGGTAATTGGTCAATGCCCTGCGGGATGATTGAAATTGGAGAAGAGCCTAAGGACGCGGCCATTAGAGAGTTTTACGAAGAAACGGGAGTTAAGCCCAACGGTCAAGTTAATTTCTTGGGAGACTTTAAAATAAGTGGTTGTAATTTTTTTGCAGCATACTCCATGAAGATAGAGGATTTAATTTTTCCAGACACTAAAGCTGTCGACGCGATTGAACATGAAGAGTGGGGGTTTTTTAGGCTTGATAAAAACTCTCTACCAACGCCAATGACAAAAGAGGCGAAAAAAATTATACTAAAACTTAAGTGAAAGTATTATTTATTAGCGACTTTAACTTGGAGCATAATGGCGGGGGAGCCCAGGTTAGCAACGACGCTATAATAAAAAAAGGCAAAGATCTAGGTCACGAAATTGTACTCCACAATTTTGATAGCCCATATACAGACTTCTTGTGTTCATACGACTTGATTGTTAGCTCGAACCTAGAAATCATCTACAATAAAACTCCAGACAAATTAGACTTCATACTTAAACACCCGAGGCATGTCAGACTAGAGCATGACTCGTGCCTTTACCTTGGGGTAAATTTACGCAAGCAACTCTTTGCATCAACTAAAATTAATTTCTTTCTGTCTGAATTTCATGTTTCATTTTTTCGCTCGATGTATGGAGACATTTTTCCGAATATAGAAATTGTACCCGACCCAATCGACACGGACATATTTAAAACACAACCTCAAGACAAAATATATGATGTCGTATATTGTGGATTTATACACGAATTAAAAGGCTTGCATAATTTAATAAAATTCGCAAAAGAGAATTGCAACAGAAAAGTAGATATCTTTGGATGGTCATCTTTTGATTTTGAAAACCTAATTGAGCCTCACTCAAACATAAAATACAATGGGCGCATAGACCATGCATCAACTGCGGATGTATATCAAAAATCGAGAACAATATTTCACAGCCCAATTGTCAATGAGCCATTTTGTAGAATGGTTGCCGAAGCAATTTTGTGTGGAGTGAAAGAGTTTCGGGGTGACGAATCCAAAATAGGGTCTCTACAAGAGTATCAACGCCTTGGGAAAGAAAAATTCGCACACAACTGTATGAATGCTCCGCAAATTTTTTGGGATAAAATTAATCAATTATAATGAAAATCATAGTACTGACAACTGCATACAATTGCGAGACATGGATACAAAAATGTCTTCACTCTATCCAAGATCAAACATTCAAAAACTTCGAGTGTTATATTCTTAATGATTTATCAACCGACGGCACATTACAAGCAGCGGAAGAAATTTCGAAAAAAGATGGGAGATTTATCATTGTAAATAATACAAAAAAATTATACCAACCAGGCAACTATGATCAAATTTTGAGATCTGACAGAGTTTCTGACGATGATATCGCGATTCAAGTAGATGGGGATGATTGGCTGCCAGATAATTTAGTATTCGAAAGAATATCTAAAGAATATAAAAACCCCGACACCTGGTTAACATACGGACAATTCCAGTATAGTGATGGTCGAGCTGGATTTGCAAAAGCTATAACCCCAGAAACAAGCCCGCGAACTTCGCATTTCGGCTTATGCGCTTTACGATCTTGGAGAGTTTTTTTATGGAGGAAAATTGCACAACAAGATCTTTTTGATGAGACTGGATGGTATGCTAAACGCGGAGGTGATACTTTTTTTATGTTTCCTATGGTTGAAATGGCAACCCACAAACATATTAAATTTACTCCGCAAATCAATTACATATATAACGAAGGCAATCCAATAAATGATCATAAGGTTTCTGCTGCAGAGCAAAATAAATGCGCAAACTTTGCGAGAAGCAAAAAACCATATCACCCAATCAACATTGCAGCACAGTATCTAACTCCATTAAGATTTGACATTATCGCCAAATTGTTGTATGCGAAATATAGAGAATTCAATATCCAAAGTAATTTTGCAGAAGATGTCTATAAAGAACATCTAAGATCTTTTACAAGTAATAAATTTATTGAATATGATCAGCCAGAAAAAAATAGTTACGATAAATACAAGCAAGACTTTAATAACGTGCTAGATTCAATAAAAACAAACGGCTTTGACGAACAATTTCCTGTTCCAGTTGATAGCGCAGGCAATCTTTTGAATGGCTCGCACAGAATATCCGCTTCGATTTTTCATAACAGAGTTCCTTCGGTGATCACTACAAATGAACCTCAAGCTGGGCAGAAAAACTGTAGTAGCTATTATTTTAAATCTGCAAAACTTACAGAAAAGTATCTTGATGTAATTGCAACAGAATATGCGTATATTAAACCTAACTGCAAACTTTTAACAT